TTCAGAAAGTTCCCCACCAAAAGATAGGCTATCTTGCATTTAACGACTGTTAGTCGGTTGTCTTTCCAACAGGCATGTAAGGTTCTAATAGAATTGTCTTACAATTTCTAAGGTAACTTAATTAAAAATCACCCTAGAAATCGCAATATAGTATTTTTGATTTGATTGCAATAAAATTATTGAGTCAATAATTCTCTTAATGCAAGCACCTGATTTACTACTTTGTTATGGTTAGGGTGCATTTTATTCCAATAAGCACCTTGTTTATCAGATGTTAATTCATCTATTTCTCTTTCAATATCTCTACCTTGAAGAACATTATCAGCTTCTGTACCGATAATTTTATCTTCAGATAATAGATTAGCAATATTAGCAAATGCTTTAATAATCTTTGGATTATCACCTAATCTAGATCCATCTCTTAATTGAGTATCAAGAAGTTCTGGTTCTAAATAAGTTTGAGCAACATTGGCAGCTTTTCTTAAGTTGTCATCGTATGCTCTTCCCCATTCAGCTCTTAAAGCATTAGTAGCTTCAGCTTGTGCAGATTCCATATTCACTGCCATTTCTTTTGCTGAACCTTCTAATGTTGATTTATAAAACTCTAGTATGCCTTGAGCTTGTTTATTATTTAAACCTAGCTTGTGAGCATTCTGTGCAAATCCTTTGATGACATTTTCATCAACAGGAGCAACATCAGTTTTAAGTTCTAAAGTATATTTATCAGGAGATTCTGGTCTGCCTAATTTATTATATACTTCATTCCACTGTTCATCTGTTGCAGACTTTCCTGGAAGAGGAATCTTATCAGTTCCAATCATAGATACTGCATTGATGTAGCTTTTAGCTAGTGCATCTAATTCAGTAAATTTTTCTATATTTGGATTTGATCTGTACTCTTGTGAGATTGCTTCTTTCCAAGTCTTACCAGAAAGTGGTTGAGTTGGTTGTTGTGTTGAGCTTAGTATTGGTGTTGCTGTTGCGGTTGTTTGTTCAGTTGCAACAGGCTGAGTTACCTCAGTTGTCTGTATTTGTTCTGACATTTATTTTCCTTTTAGTTTATCATTAAGCAGCATGTTTTTAATAAATAGAAGAACGCTGCGTTGTCCCTCCATATATGCACTTTCATGACTATCCCCTCTTACGTTAGTGGTAGTATTATAGTGGCATCTCTTTTCTAAATCTTGCATGACTTGTTTGCCATGATCAGATTCAAAAACTATTTTATATACTTCTTTTAATTTATTTATTTGGTCTTCCATTTATTTTCCTTTCTGTTGTTATTCTGATCTAACGAGTGCTTGTGCCTCCTCAGGTAATGCTTTTGCTAGTGGAGCTATTTGACCACCAGCTTGTGCAACTTGTTGTAACTGTTGCATTTGCATTTGTTGATCTGCTTGTTGTTGTTTCTGTTGTCTTATCGCATTAACTTCTGATTTAGAGTTTAATACTTTAGCAGGAACACCTACGATGTCAGCCAAGTGTGTAACTAGATTATCAATATTAATATGATCAAATACTGGAGATACTTGTGCAAGTGATCCAAATATTTCAATCGCTCTCATAATAGATTGTAATTCAGAAGCTCTTTGTGCTTTAGCTAAAGGTGATACATATTCAATTTGAATATCTTGACCAGCTAAAAATTCTGGTGCTGGTCTAAATAGTTTCTTTCTAAGCAGAATAGCAAATGTTCTATCAATCATTGGTCTTAATAATTCCGACTGCAGTCTTCCAAGAACTGGACCAAGTAATCTCATCTTCTCTTCGTTACGTTGTACAACTTCTGTCGCAGTCATTTGTGGACCATTCTGCATCATTAATTGATTTACATAGAAAGCATCTCTAATTGCATTTCTTCTTTGCTCTTCCATGTTTAAACCTAATGGATTATTTGCACCAATGTTTAATGGTTCAATTCTATCTCTAGTACCTGCTCTATAAAAATTTAATCCACCTGGTACTGTTCTAACTGGTAATATAAATCCATCATCAGGAACTAATAGTGGAGGATCAACTTGTTTTTGTGCAGCTTTAATTGTTGTCTTAGACATTTCATTTAACATCTTAACATCTGGCAATGCAGTCATTGCTGGAGATCTTCCATAGATTTCAAATGATGCTTTTAAATAACGTGGTACAACGTATGGGAACTCATTAAATCCTGATTGAGATATTTCGTGTTTGTTTTCTGGTTCAATATAGCAAGAAGCAAATGGCATATTCTTGTTATCTTTTTTTCTAGGATCGTAATTCTCTCTTGGATATACAACGTGAAGAATTGTAATTTCTTCATAAGGATCTTTTAATGCAATACCTCTAGTTGTTTTAGAAACATTCTTTTCGCCAAACTGCATAATTGCAGCACGAGCTGTTAATTTAAATTTTCTAAATACTGTATCTACTTTTCCTTTATTGTTTTCTGAAATGTAAACTTCACCAATGTGTCTTGTAGAAAATCTTACTATGTCTTCTTCATCTTCTTCAATGTACATTGCTGCTGTACCGAAAGTAATTAGATCGTGATATAGTTCAAATATTTCTTGTTGAAAATTAGATCTGTTAAATGCTTCATACATTTTATCAGTAGCATCTTGCAGCCATTCATTCGCAGCATCTTCATCTACCATATCTATGTTTTTAAATTTTAATGAGAACCATGGTGTTGCAGGATTAGTCAACATACCATGTAGAGATGCAGATAATAATTCAACTGCATGTAGTGGTGATGAATCAAATATTAATTCAGATCGTTTATCTCCTGGTGATCTTCTTTTAGTTACATCTGCTTTTCTTGGCATCATGTAATCTGAAACTTCTTGCCAATGCGATTCCCACGTTTGTCTTTGTGTTACTAATTTTCCAAATCTCTTTAAGAGATCTTTTACTAAATCTGTTTCACCCATTGTTTACCCTAATAAAGTTGGTGTGCCTAAAGTTGCACCTTCTGAAACGCCTGAAGCACCAGTTAATATTGTAGCTGATCTTCCACGTCTTCTTCTTTTTAATCCTGTAGCGTCAGTTGCTGTAGCTTGAGATACTTCTGCAGTTGTTGGTGCTGATACTGTTGCTGCAACTGGTGCAGGTTGTGGTGCAGGAGCAGATGGAGATTTAAAAGGATTTGGTATTGGACCACCCATATTACATTCCTAATAAAGTTTTTTTCTCTGTCGTTGCTTCTTCAACTAATGGAGATGTTAGTATTGTACTTGCTCTACCTTTTCTTCTTCTTTGAATTGCAGCTTGTTCTTCTTGAATTCGTTTTTCTTCAGCTTCTGACAATTTAGTAGAAGGTGGTTCTGGCAATGGTTGCACTGGTGGCAACGATGGCATTTTCGGCGATAAGAATCCCATATTTATATAATCCTATAATCACTATCTGCTACACTTTGCGGTGCAGATTGTCTAGTATTTATTTCTTGGATTCCAACTGCAAGGTAACGCATAGCATCACAAGCGTGTGAACTCCAATCATGTACAGGCTTAGATCTAAACATTCTGTTTTTATCTATAAACTTCCTATGGTAGTGTCTTAACGCATCTATAAGTTTTTTGCAACTATCTGTATCAATCCAACATCTAGGTAGTAACATAGTGGTAGCATGTATTCCATCTTCAAAAGGAATCTTAGGAACTACTTTAAAATTAACACCTAGTTGATAAGCAACCTCACGTCTTGTTTTACCATTACTAAAATCAGTAACTTCAATATCATGTGGTGCAAAATGATCTTTATAAACATAATCTTTGCTTTGTAGCATTTGGATATAGTGCGGTAATCCTTGACCACGTTCTTCGTAGTAATCAATAATGTTTATAGCTCTACCCATTTGTTGAAAGAATATAACTGCTGAATGATCTGATACACCCAAATCCCACGCTGTACTAACTGGTAGTGATGGATCATAAGGCACTCTTGTCAGCTGCCTAGCATCTTCTATCTTAGTTATAATATCTCCATAGACAGCACCTTCTATATTTGCAATCCAATCGCATTCAAACTCTTGTAGGTATTTTTTTTCACCCATTACTTTTTTTGCAGCGTCTAATTCGGCTTGATCTACTATTTTAGTTTCAGATGCTTTAGCTTTATAGTTAAACCATTCTTTATCGCCTTGTGCATGCTGATATAATTCATAGAAGTTATTATTCGTTCCTTGTGGAGTTCCAATAAATACGCACCATCCTTTTCTATCTGATAATGCTGGTCTAATAATTTCTGTAAATAACTTACCTTGTACATTGGCATACTCATCAATAACGCAACCATCTAAATAGATACCTCGTAATCCATCTGAGTTCTCTGAACCTAGTAATGTTATTCTAGATCCATTTGGTAAATCACAACGTAATTCTGTTTCATTAAACTTAACGCCTGGTATTAATGATGTGTATTGTTTCATATAATCCCAAGCAATTGATTTAGCTTGTTTGAAGGTGGGTGCTATATAGGCGTATCTGGGTGCTTTGTTAGTAGAACGTAGTGCTGACATCAAAAGATGATTAATCATACAAACTGTTTTGCCAAATCTTCTATGGCAGACTAATACTGACCAGCGATATTTCTTCATATTGAAATGAAGTTCTATTTGTTTTTCTCTTGGGTAGTATGGAATCTTGTATTGGATTGTACCACTATTAATTACTGTTTCTGTAATCTGTGTCATTAATGGATCGCCTTAGACTTTGCATCATTTATGATTGCATTCTCAATATTCAATAGCATCATTAACCAAGAACTGAATATGGCTGAATGTTCTTTGTTTTCAAAACCTGTGAACTTAACAGTTATGGAATTATCCTTTTCTATAAATACAACTGCTTTGACGTTAGAGTTGTAAAAGTCATCATCATCTTGGTGCATATTTTCAAGCATACTACAATAGGTAGTGTTTTAATATTATATTAAGGTGGGTCAGGCAAAGGAAAAGATGGTGGGTTGTTTATGGGGATATACCCATTTATGTTTTTGGAAACTTTGGTGCGGCGGAATCCTGTGGAAGGCTGACTGGCTAAAGGTATCCTAAAAAGTCCCATGTATATATATAATAAAAATGGCGGCGGTTTATGGGGGTGTAGGGGGGTGTCGCTATCCAAAATTGTGTGACATTTATACAACACCTATATTGTTGCATAGAA